AATTTCGAGTAAATAATACACGACAATCTATATCTCGACAAAAAGAAAGAATTGTTTCGTCTTATGATGATGGCCTTGACTTTCTTATAAATAGATTGGGAGCGCCAAACGCAGCTAAATATTTTAACAGCTCGGCAACTCCTGTAGATAACCGAAATGGAAGACTATTAGCAGATGCAAATAATAACAAGACAACAACAACTGATTTAGAGCAAGATGCTTATGGTAAACAATTTAATCCAGATAAAATTTACGGTATTATGAAAAAAAGAATTAACGATCTAAATATAACTAATCCTATAGAAATTGAAGCTACTATTAAAAACGAAATAACAAATGTTTTAGAAATAGAATTAGACAAGGCTGAACAATTAGGTTACGGAAAAATGTCTGAAGATTCTTTACACGGAGATGTAAAAAATGGGTTAAATTTAATAGAGGCTACATTAAGAAAAGACTATAGGC